CCCAAACCCGGGGTTGGCTTACGCTTTAAGTCTATTGTCGACACCGGCGCTCGCCCTATTGTTGGGGTGTCGCTCGGTGTTAATGTTCTTGGTGCGAGCTATCCCCATGGTGACACCGTACATCAGGCAACTATTGCGGGATCTATATTCAAGCGGATTGCTACGTGCACCCCTGAACCTGATCCAAAATTGCGAATTCGGTTTAAGCGTTTTGTATCAGATTGGCTCACTCAGAATCTTACCCCACTTGACGTGGAGCCAGATTTTGATTCGTGGTTGTCTGGGACTGCTTATCCAGACTGGCGTAAGCGCAACCTTGCGGAAGTGCGGGCCAGGATGGACAGCGATCCTAGGTTCTACTGCCGGGAATGGACCTTTGTCAAGTGTTTTATTAAGGATGAGTGTTATGCGTCTTACAAGCATTTGCGCTCGATATACGCTCGCGTTGACGAGTTCAAATGCTTGGTGGGTCCAATTTTTGCTGCTATTGAGGCGAAGTTGTATGCAAATCCCGCCTTCATCAAGCACGTTCCGGTGGCTGACCGAGCCAAGTATATTATGGAGTATATTGGCGCTCCGAATTGCACGTATCTTGCCACAGATTATACCGCTTTTGAATCCCATTTTACAAAGTCGTTTATGGAGGACTGTGAGTTTCAACTCTATGACTTTATGGTACGCTATTTGTCACAGAGTCGGTACATCATGGATTTCTATAAACGCACAGTTGCTGGTACAAACTATTGTCAGTTTAAGGACATTCTTGCGAAGATACCAGCCTGTCGTATGTCTGGAGAAATGTCGACATCATTGGGCAATGGGTTTGCCAACTATATGGTTTATTTATTTGTTATGTCGGAAGCAGGGGCTATCGGGACTAGGTGTGTTATCGAAGGGGATGATTGCCTGGGCAGGCTTTCTACTCTTCAGATACCTCACTATTATCGGCGTGAGGTATTACTCCCGATTGCCGACAACAAAAAGCACAGTGCTGATTCAAGGTGCACCCGACATTACGCGAGGTTACTACTTCAATCAGG